AATGTTGCGTGTGCGTAATAGTTCAGCGTCATGGTGATGTTGGAATGTCCCATGATATACTGTAACGCTTTCGGGTTCATGCCCGCATTGGCTAAGTTGGTGCAGAATGTATGCCTAAGCTCGTGGGAGCGGAAAACAGACAGTAGTTCGTGGCAGCGGGAACTCCAATATGATATAATCCCCTCAAGGGCTATGGTTAGCACCATAGCCCTTGCATTTCGAAGAGGAATAATCATGGCGCGAAAAAGCAGAAAGCATCCCAATATTGCCGATAATATCAAACAAAGCCGAGACACCGTGGGGTATATCCGTCTTTCCGTTCGGAATACAGATTTCTCCAATTCCATAGAAAATCAAAAACTGCTCATTGAGGAATGGAGTCACCAACATCAAACACCCATCATGCACTACTATATAGACAGTGGTTTCAGCGGAAGGCGTTTTGACCGTCCCTCATTTCAACAGCTGATTCAAGACATTCAGGACGGAAAGATCAAGTGCATCATTGTGAAAGACCTCTCTCGGTTAGGCAGGGATCACATTACGGTAGGCTATTACCTAGAAAGGTTCTTTCCGGTGCAGCGTGTCCGCTTTGTCTCCATCAATGACCAATTTGATACAACCGATGGTATAACGAACCAGAACAAAGAAGTGCCTATCCAATCAAGTATTCGTATTCCACTTATTAACTTTTTTAACGAACAGGTATCCATTGAAACAAAAATCAAAGTAAAGGAGTCACTAGACATTAAAGCACAACGCGGAGAATTTATCGGGCCGAGAGCTCCGTTTGGTTATCAGAAATCCAGCGAGAATCATAATCAACTTATTCCTGATCCAGTATCAGGAGCTGTTGTCCGGAAAATCTTTGAGATGGCAGCAGAAGGTATGGGTGTAACTAGCATTGTTCGGTATTTGAATGAACACGACTTCCCAACACCGATCCAATATGCCAGGTCCAATGGGTTGAACGGCGACTATGATGATGGAAACGGTAGTTGGAACAGCAGGTCAGTAAGATATATTTTGACCAATCGTACTTACACGGGTATGCTAGTGCAGGGAAAAGAAAAGCGTGCGGTAGAGGCTACCCATGAACCGTTAGTTGAGACTGCCGTATTTGACGCTATTCAGAAGTCGTTTCAAGAGAAGGCCTATAATATTGCACCGAAAGAGCAGGTTGCGGAAAATATCCTGAAGGGCAAAGTTATATGTGGGTGCTGCGGCGGCAAAATGCAGCGTAGGCGCGGGACTGGCCATGCCGATTGGTACTTCTTCACTTGCATTACTAAAAACCGTCTGGGAGCAGGGAAATGTACAGGGATGTATGTCCGGGAGGAAGATATTTTTAACACGATTTACCGTCAGCTGAAAATCTATATGGACGAGCATTTCATAACAGATGCTCAGTATAGACAGCAGATTCGGGATTATAACGAGCAAATCAATAGGCTTACACAAAACAGCGAAGCAGCATGGGCAAATGCCAAAGAATATTTCGAAAAATATATGCAGGATGAAGTCAGCAAAGAGGAATTCAGTGCGGCACAGGAAGCTGCAAACCAGGCAAAAGATGTTTTTATCCGGGCAGTAGAATGTAAAGAGGCATATGAAATGCAATACAAGGTATTTCGTAATCTGCTCTCCGCCAGCAGAAAAGAGATTTCGCTCAGCGAGATTATGGACTATATTGAAAATATTATGGTGGACAAGGGTGGGAAGATTGTGGTAAAATGGAGTATAGATTGAACTAGTGGGCTTTGCCTACCAAAAACATGATTGACACTATCCTTGGTCCTCTTAAATCAATACAAAACATAGGCCGTGGCATGGTTGTAAATGAAATTGTGGCCCTTCTTGGTATAGGTGCAGACAAAAACTGATACTTGCTCTTGGTCCAGCGCATTGCCGCTTCATAGCCGATCCTGTGGGCCTCCTCCGGGGTAACTTCCCCTTGTGAAAAGGCTTGGCAGCCTGTTTGTGTGGCTTGATATAGGTTGTGGCCGCAGATGTTGCTCCCTTTTTCAAAATTTGGTACAATAATGCTTGCACTGAACAAAGAGGTATGATGCACTATATAGGCATAGAGAGGTGATAATCGCTTGAATAAAACTGATATAATTATTTTTATGAGTGCATATGAAACGACCAAATACTCAAAGTCCAGGCTAATTTTTAGAAAAACATCAACTTTGTCTGCATTGTTAGATAAGCATCATCTTTCCTACATATTGAAAGATGATAAGCTGATATCATCCAAAGGCGCATTAGAATTATGTGCTGAGTACGACTATGTTCAACAAAGCACCGCTTTTTCTTTTTCTCCTATCAATGAAAAAAGCGATATTGGGAGTTTTGAAGAAATTGTAAAGCGAACTGGTTCATGTATTAAATTGCTACATGCTCAATCTGTGTTGTCTGATCCGTTGTATTTTAACATCGACTTTTTTATTTTTATGGAGCAATTTCTGGTATATATCGGGGAACATATTTTTCAAATTGATCCAGTTATATTCTCATTAAATAGAACGCTCATTGTTGCTTTTGAGGTCATAGATTTTGAAACGGGCAATCCACTCAAAAAAGATGATGTTTTGGGAAAGCTGGGCAATTATAATCTATTGACCGTTAAAGGATATCAGTATTTTGGCGAAACATCTATAACACTAGCCAACAACAAAATATCCGAGATTATATATAATAATATCAGCAGCTTCTTTTTTGAAATGACTGGAAAAAAGTTCATACCAGAAAACTATTCCTTCATCCATAATACGCTTGTATTATCAAATGATATTGATGACATTGCAGGCTATTTTTGCAAACTCATAGGTACACAGGAAATACCATCTCCACTTGTAAATATTAGCACACAAACTAGGAAATTAGGAAATGAGCCTTTGCGGTTAAATCCGTGAAGGCTTTTCTTTTGGAGGTTTTATGAGCATGGAAAGCCTGATTCACGAAATTATCCAGCTCAATGATAAAATCGACGCTGATATTCTCCTGAGTTCTCGTCTTGAAGAAAGCGGCTCGAAGCGGTTTGAAATCATCGATGAACGCATATCATCAGAATTTGAAATGCTCGATAGCCTTAAGAGTCTGCTTGCGGATGCTATCGTAATGGCATACACGGGTAAGAATGTGAGTGAGAAAAAGGAGGGCTGAGATATGCCCAGAAAACCCAAGCATCCCTGCTCCTACCCCGGCTGCCCCAGGCTGACCGATGGCCGGTTCTGCGAGGAACATTCCAAATTGGAGGCCAAGCGCTATAACCACTTCGACCGCGACCCGGAAACTGCCCGGCGATATAACACTGAGTGGAGGAGAATCCGTAAGCGGTATGCTTCGGCACACCCTCTTTGCGAGGAGTGCCTAAAAGTGGGGAGATACACGCCCACTCAGGTGGTCCACCACATTTTACCCCTGCGAGAGGGCGGCACGAATGCGGAGGATAATATGATGAGCCTTTGCCACTCTTGTCATGGAAGGATTCATGCAGAACGAGGCGACCGCTGGCATGGCAGATAAGGTTTTTACATACTAAAGACATCTGCGTGTGTACCGGTATCGACCAGAGTAAGCGTCAGAATGTCATTCTCTATCAGATAGATCAAAAGCCAGTCCGGCTTTATATGGCACTCGCGAAAACCCTTGAGGTTGCCGGTCAGCCCGTGGTCATGGTATTTGGGGTCAAGTGTTTTTCCTTGTCGAAGCTGATCGACCACTTCATCAAGAAGAGAGATATGCAGACCACGCTTTTTCATGAGCTTATAGCTTCGCTTATAAGCAGAGGTGAATTTCACATTATACATTTTACTCTTCCAGCGCTTTCCTTAGTTCATCCATGCTGGCGTAGCCCTCCACGCTGGGGTCTCGGGAGATACGCCTGGCCTCCTCCATTGCCGCCAGCGTCTGCTGGCTGTAACGCGGTACTTCAACATTAAATGGGAGCCCGCCGCGCAGGACGCACTGGTGGAGAAACAGATTGACAGCGGAGGACATATCCAGCCCCAGCCGGGCAAACAAATCGTTTGCTTGTTTCTTTACATCGGCATCTATCCGGATTTGCGTAGGTGTTGTTGACATGAAATCATCTCCTTGCTAACATTATAGCTCGTTTGGTTTACGTTGTCAATCATTTCGCGAGCTGGCCCCCCAGGGGGAGTCTGCATCTCTACAGCTTTTAGAAAAAGCAGCGGGCGGGGGCTCTCACGCAGAAAAAGAGAGGTTCAAAGGGCGGATTACCCCCTGCCACTATGAAATTTCGGAAAAAGTGAGGTGTGTTCATGGCGAAAGACGGTACAAACCGGGGCGGCAAGCGCATTCGCGCGGGTGGCAAACCTA